AAACCATGCCCAGAAGGGCGAAGTGTACGAATGCCCCGCGCCGCTGGCTCACGAGCTGGTGGGTTCGGGGTCCGCGGAATACCACGAGGACCACGCCGCGGCAGTGGCGAAGGAAAACCAGATGGGCGTCACGGTTCACGCGCCGCATCACAACGATCCCGAGCCGCGCAAGATTGCCGACGCGCCGCCCAGGCCCAAAGCGAAGACCGGGGGTAACTGATGCCGATTCCCTCGTCCGCGGCCGCCTTCGGCGACGCCGATATTCCGGCGCTCCTGGCGGACATGGGCATCGCCGTCAGCGTGGGCGGCGTGAACGGCGTGGGCCTGCTCGACGAGGCGGACCAGATCCTCGTGCAGGATGCGGAGCGCGGGGAAGTGGTGGTGCTGGCCACCACGCTCACCGTACAGACTTCCGCCTTCCCCGCGGCTGCCATCGGCCAGCCCGTCGCGGTGGGCAGCCGGAATTTCACAGTGCGCGACCGGCAGCGCATCGGCGACGGCGGATTGACGAAGCTGCTCCTAGGTTCGACCTAAAGAAGTTCTCAGGAGAGAGGAAACCATGTCGAAGAAAACCACGACTTTCGGATTCACGGTCCCGGATTACGGCGTGGCCGTCGACGAATCGGCCGCGGGCAATCTGGCGGCGATCGACGCTGCGATCGCGTCGGTCTCGGCCACCGAGGCGCATTCAACGGCCGGCGCAATCGCGCTCAAGCAGGGCACGGCATTCGTCACCGGCAGCTCGGCTCTGGCCATGACGCTCGCCGCGCCGACGTCCGGAGCGCAGAGCGCCGGCGGAGACGACGGCAAAGTGCTGCGGATCGTCGGCACCACGGCGCAGGCGCACACGGTAACGACGCCTTCGAACAAGCTGAACGGCGCGAAGCACGTCGCCACGTTCGCGAACGCGGGCGATACGCTCGCGCTCGTGGCCTATGGCGGCGTTTGGTACGTGCTATCCACCACCACGACGCTCTCATAATCCATGGCGTCCTCGATTCGCGAGCAGATTGTGGCGGCGCTGATCGCGGCGCTGAACGGATCGAGCGGGATCAGCGGGCTCAGCATCCACCGCGAGCGCACGAGGCCGATCGAGACGGATTCGCTGCCGGCGATCATGGTCTATTTCGAGGACGACGCGCCGAAGCCTTTCGACCGGCAGAAGTTCCGCTCGCCGCTCGTGGAGCGGGATCTCGCCGTGGCGCTCGAATGCCGCGCGCAGGGCTCGCAATCCGTTTCTCCGGATGCCGCGCTCGATCCCGTGCTGGTCTGGGCCGTGAAGGGCGGCTTCGCGGACGAAACGCTGGGGGGCCTGGCGCTCGGCGCCGAAGAGGGCCGCACGGCGTGGCGCTCGCGGGAAGGGGACGTGCCCGTGGCCGCGGCGACTTTGCATTTCACGATTCACTACCGGACGAGCAGGCTCGATCCGACCGCGAATCCAACGAACACCTAAAAGGAGATTTCAACCATGGGACTGAATTACCAAATCAACCACGTCCCGTCGCTGGGGAAAGGTTCCGTCCTGCTCGATCGCTTTTTGAACGGCAACCCCACGGGCGTCTTCATGCACCTGGGCAACTGCAACAAGTTCGAGCTCGAGCCGAAGGACGACAAGGCGGAGCTCTTCCAGTCGCTCTACCCCACGCCGACGAAGATCGCCGAGGCGGTGAAGAAACGCGACCTGAAGATCATGATCGAGGGCACGGACTTCAGCGCGGACCACTCGCAGATCTACTCGATCTCGAGCGGCCAGACCACGCTCTCGATTTCCAGCGGCACGACGACGGGCGAGACGCTAGTTTCCGCGGCGCAGTCGGCGAACGCCAAGGGTCGCTACTTCCGCACGGCGAAGCCGAATATCGACAACAGCACCCCGCCCGTGCTCACGCAAAACAGCGTTACGCTGGTCGCCGGCACGGACTATGTGGTGGCCGACCTGGTGCACGGGATCATCTACATCCCGCTCACCTCGACGATCGACGTGACGGGCGCGTTCGCGATCACGATCACGTACCATCAGCTCGCCACCGCCGCCGCGCAGATCGCCGGGCACACCGTGAACTTCGTGCAGGGGCACCTGCTCTTCGTCCCGGATCCCGCGGACGGCCCGAACATCACGGCGGACGTGTGGCGCGTGAACCTGACGCAGAACGGGAAGATCGGCCTGATCGCGGACGAGTACGGAAACTGGACGCTCGAGGGTTCGGCGCTCGACGATACGGCGAATCATCCGTCCGCGCCGTTCTACCAGTTCACGTATCTGTAAACCCGATTTCCCCGCACCGCCTGGCGGGGAAGCGCCGCACATTGCGGCAGCGCGGAGGGCCGGAGCCGCCACGGCCCTGGCCCTTTCGCGAGCAGTAAGCGGAAATCCCACAGCCGGCCCGCGCCTCGCGCGCGCCGGGAAGGAGACCGATGGACGATCGTTTCACGCTCGACGGCCGCGAGTTCCGCGGCATCTCCGAATCCCTCACCGCCGCCCAGGACGATTATCTCCTGGCCCACCTGCGCCGCTCGGGCGCGATCGAAGTGCTGGCGGCCGCCGAAGGGCCCGACGAAACGCGGGCCGAGCGGCTGCTCACGGAGATCATGCTTTCCGGCGAGACGTTCCACATTCTCGCCGGCTGCCTCACCGAAACCGGGAAGAAATGGTCGCGCGCGGAGGCTGAACGCAACGCTGCCGCCTTCGCCGCCATCACCGCCGCCGACGAGAAGCTGCGCATGCGCGCGGCCATCGTGCGCTTCGTGATCGGTTTTTTCGCGTCCGGGGCGGGATCATCCGAGACTTCCCCGAAATCTTCCAGCCCGAACGAAGGGGACCGCCCTACCGAGAGCGCGGATCCCGGGACCTTGGAGATTTCGCCCCCATCATCCGCGAACTCGCCGGACACGATCCAGGCCGCGCCGACGGAGTGATGGATTGGCCGCTTCGCGATCTCTTCCTGGGGTTCGCCGAGCGGCTGAGGGAAGCGGCCATCGAGCGGCATCGCGCGGAAGTGCTGGTTTGGGCCGTGCTCGCGCCCTGGCAAAAGCAGAAATCCAAGCCGCCGGCGCCGCCGCGGATTCTATTTAAATAGAAAAATGAAAACCCGCTGGGTGCTCGTCCCCTGCAGCATGCTCGTCGCGATGCTGCAGGAGGGCTATTCCTACCGCGTGATCGAGGGCGGCCTGCCGGAAGACGTGCGTGTGCGCGAGGCCTTCGCCGTGGGCACCTCGATCTCGCTGCTCGTCGAAAGCGAATCGTTTTCCTCCGTGCCCGACGGCAACGTGCCGGAAATCGCGCCCGCCATGGAATTCCGCCGCGAATCCCGCGCCCGCTCCGGAGTGCTGCACTGATGGCTGAAGCGAACCTCGACGTCGGGAAGATCGTTCGGGAAAATCTCACGCTCCACGTCAAACTCAAGGGCGTTCCGAAGTTCCGGGCGCGGCTGAAGATCGGGGCGTGGCTCATCAAGCTCGCTGCGAGAATTATCGGCATGCCCGTCGAGATCGAGATGCCCGCGCCGACGCCGACTTCAGGTTTTGATCCCCACCTCTAACTAGAGTCCCATGCCCGAATCCCCCGAAGTAAAAGTCAGGCTCACCGCCGAAGATCAGGGCGTCGCCGCGGCCATCCGCCAGCTCGGCACCGAGCTGAAGACGCTGAAAACCACGCAGGACGAAACCGCCTCGAGCTCGCTGAACCTCAAAGCCGCCTTTCAGGGCCTGCTCTCCGTCATCGCCGTCGATCGCGTGCTGGCCTTCGGAAAGTCCATCCTCGATAACGCCGTCAACATCGGCAACATGTCCCAGAAGACGGGCATCGCCACCGAAACGATCTCCGTGTTCCACAAGGTAGCCGAGGATACCGGCATCGCCACGGAGAAAGTCGATCAGGGGCTGGTGAGGGCCGCGAAGTCCATCACGCTCTTCCAGGGCGGCAACGTGCAGGCGGCGCAGGCCATGAAGCTGCTGAACCTCACGCAGGCGGACTTCATCGGCCTGAGCCCGGACGAGAAAATCAAGAAAGTGATCGCCGCCCTCGGCGGCATGCAGGAGGGTTTCAAAAAGACCACGGCCGCGCAGCTCATATTCAGCCGCGGCGGCTCGGACATGATCGTCATTGCCAACAAGCTTGCCGAGGAGGGCTTTCCCCGCCTCGAGGCGGAGTGCAAGCGGCTGGGCATCCTGGTGGGCCAGGATCTCGCGCAGTCCGCGCAGGTGGCGAAAGAATCGCTGCAGGACCTCGAGGACGTGGGCAAGGGCGTCGCCACGCAGTTCGAGGCGGGATTGCTACCGGCTCTCGCGGATGCCGGTCAGGCTCTCGGCCGGGCGATCGAGGGCGGCGGCGATGGATTCGAGCAACTGGGCCACGAGGCGGGCGAAGCCACGAAATATATCGTCCTGGCCTTCATCTCGATCGGCGATTACATCGGCAGCGCCCTCGCGGAAATCGAAGCGGACTTCCAGCACGTCTGGCAGGATCTGAAGAACGACGCTTCGGCCACAGCCCGCGCGATTGCCCTGACTTTCAAGGGGGAATTCGCCGCGGCGTACGATGCCATTCGCCAGGGCGAGAAGCAGCATGCGGCTCTCGAGGCGGATGACGCGGCGCAAAAGAACGCCATCGCCGAGCAGTACCATTCTGGTCTCGCCTCCTCGTACGCGGAGCTGTTTCCCGACTCGGGGCCGATGGCGGCGAAAGACAAAGCCACGCGCGACGCCATCGCGAAATTCGAGGAGCAGCGCGACTCGATCAACCTCCAGCTCAACCAAAAAAAAATCACGCAGGTCGAGGCCGAACAGAAGATCAAGGACCTGATGGCGCAGCAGATTCCGCTGCTCAGCAAGCTGGCCCAGGAGGAACTCGATCTCGCGAACCAGCGCGGCCACGCTTCTGAGATTGCGCGCGCGCGCGCCTCGGTGCATATGGTGAGCTCGCTCGCGGGCCCTGAATCCGCCCCGCCCGATCTCACCGGCAGGGCGGGCGCGAAAGCAAAAGCGCCGGAAATCGCGGACGCCGCGGCGAAGGCGCAGCTCGCGCTGGCGCTGAAGCAGCAGCAGGATCTGCTGACCGTGTGGAAGGCCGGCGCGGCCCAGCGCGAGGAAGCGGACAAGGAAGAGTATGAAAAGGGCACGCTCGATCTGAAGGCCTACTTCGATCGCCGGCGCGCCGCGATCCAGGAGGAAACGGCCAGGGAAATCGCCGTGCTGAAGCAGGAGCGGGACGAAGTGCAGGCCGCGGCGGACCTGGCCGGCCAGCAGGCTGCGGCGAAGAGAACGGCCGCGAGCAAAGCCTCAACCCCGCAGGCGAAGCAGGAGCTGACCGGCCACGCCGACCGCCTGGCCGCCGAGCAGCTCAACCAGCTCGCCCGCGCGGACGAGCTCAGTACGCGCATCTCCACGATGGAGATCGAATCGCGCACGAAAATCGCGGCGCTCGACGCGGATGAGTTCAAGGCCGACCAATCGAACAAACAGAAGATCGTCGAGTTCCTGAAGGAGATCGACGAGCTCCAGCACAAGACGGTCGAAGGCTCGAAAGAGGAAATCGACGCCAAGACGGCGGAGATGCGCGTCGTGCTCGAGCAGGCCGGCTACGACAGCACGCACGTGGACCAGCTGCTCGCGAAATATACCCAGCTCAAGACGTCCGCCGCGCAATTCGCCGAACAGGAAAAAAGCACCCAGCAGGCCATCGCCGCATTCGAAGCGCAGCGCCGCGCGATCGAGATCCAGCTGAAAGACGGCGTGATCACCCAGGCGGCATCGGAGAGGGAGATCACACGGCTCATCGCGCAGCAGATTCCCCTGCTGAGGCAAAAGGCTCAGCTCGAGCTCCAAAGCGCCCAGGCCTCCGGAGACCAGCAGCGCATCGCCCAGGCCCAGCAGGCGATCCAGCAGATTCAGAACCTCGGCACGCAAACCAACAAACTCGGCGAGATCGGAAAGCAGGTGTCGGGAGGCCTGGCCCAGGACTTTCAGAAATTCTTCGAAGCTATTCCCCGCGGCACGCGCGGCATCGTGCAGGCCTTCGGGCAGATGGAGCTTTCGGTGATTCAATCGCTCGAGAAGGTGGCCGGGCAGATGCTCGCCAACATTTTGGTGGGGCAGGCGCTCGCCGAGGGCACCAAGCTCAACGATGCAAAGACGGCCGCGGCCAACGTCTACGCGCAGGTTTCGGCGATCCCCGTGGTCGGGTGGATCCTCGCGCCAGCGGCCGCCGCGGCGGCGTTCGCTGCCGTGCTGGCTTTCAAGGAAGGCGGCCTGGTATCGGGGCCCGGCGGCCCGACGGGCGATCGCATCCCGGCCATGCTTTCCGCTGGCGAATACGTGCTGAAGGCCGGCGCGGTGAAATCCTTCGGCGCCGAAAATCTCGAAGCCATCAACGCGGGGAAGCTCGATTTCAGCGGCGCGGGATCGATCGCGGCGCCGGGGGCGCTCGCAAGCTCGATCGTGCGGCCGTCGGAGCTGCGCGTGCCCAGCTTCGATCTGCCGGAAATCCGCGGCGGCGGCAGCACGCACCAGAACTACAACGAGTTCAACCTCTACCACAACGGGCCGGACGCGCGCGAGGTGCTCGAAAAGGAGCTCGTGCCCGCGATCCACGAGGCGCTCCGAAGCGGGCGCGTGCGCCCGTGAGCAGCGCCGTCTATCCCACGGCCATCCGGGGATTGAGCTACAAAGTCGTGAAGACCCCGGAATTTTCCAACGTCATCCAGGCGGCGCCGGACCCCCTGATGGAGACGCGCATCGCGCAGGCCGTCAATCCGCGCTGGCACTGGCAGCTGATGTACGACTTTTTGGCGAACGACCTCAGCAACACGAACCTCACCTACAGCGAGCTGGCCACGCTGATGGGCTTTCTTCTCGCGCGCCAGGCCTCCTACGACAGCTTTCTCTTCGACGATCCGGAAGACGACGCCGTCACGAACCAGCCGCTGCAGCTGGTGACGGACACCACGAATCCGGTTTCCGCCGCCACGGTCGGCTCGGGCGGATCGGGATTCAACGTGGGCGATCAGCTCGCCGTCACCGGAGGCGGCGGCACGGGCGCCGTTCTCAGCGTCGCTTCCGTCTCTTCCGGCGCGATCACCGGCTTCAACATCGTCGCGGGCGGCGCCGGATACGCCACCACGTCCGGCGCGGCGCTTGCCGTGCTCACCGGATCGGGTTCGGGATCGCCGACGGCGAACATCACCGCCGTTTCCGTCTACTACACGCCGGTGCAGCGCAACATGGGCGGGCAGTTTTTCGAGGACCTGACGGACCTGAACCTGCAAGGCCAGGCCGAGGCCTTCCCCAACCTGACGGGCGCGCCCAACAAAATCTTCGCGAATGGTGTGCAGCAGAGCCAGAGCTATTCGGGCAACACCGGCAACTTCGATCTGCTCGGCCCGGGACTGGCGTTCCCCGGTTTCTCCTCCGCCGGGCTCTATCTGAAGTGGCATTCCGCGCCGGCCACGCCGATCACCGGCACGTTCAAATTCTATTTTCGCGCGCGCTTCGAGATGAGCTCGCAGGATTTCAGCAAATTCCTCTACCTGCTGTGGACCATCGGCGGAGAGGAAGAGCACCGCGGCTCGGGCCTGGTGAAGCTGGTTTCGACGAGGCAATGAGGACCTGCTACGGCGGAAACGGCGCGAACACCACCGCGGCCGTGCAGGCCTACCTCGCCGGCACGAAGCAGCTGCTGCTCCCGAAGCTCTTCATCATCGGCTACCCCGAAGACCCTTTCGCGATTTTCCTCACGGACTACGGCTCGCCGCTTTCCTACGCGCTCTACTCCGAGCAGATCTTCCAGGCCGGCGTGGTGCGGCGCGGCTCGGTGAAGGCGAAGATCGGCCTCGAAACCGACTCCGTGGAGCTCACCTGGTCCCCTCCGGCGATCGCGCCCGGACAAAGCGTGGCCACGGCCAGCCCGCTGCTGCTCGCGCGCCTGGGCTATTACGACAAGTGGTGGGTGCGGATGATGACGGCCTTCTCGGCCGCTCCGGGCGACGTCAACACGCTCGGGGCGTGCACCGATTTTTTCGGGCGCGTGGCCCAAGTGGATGTCGACCGTTCCGCGATCAAGTTCACCGTCAACAGTTTCACCGACATCCTGAACCAGCAGCAGGCGCCCACGAACGTGATCCGCAATTCGGCCACGCAGGTGGCCTACGCGGGCGCGACGCCGCCGCCGGGCCAGACGAACGTCCCCGTCTTCACCGTGGTCGCGGGATCGTCCGGCAACGTGATCTACGGCGACGTGCTGCCGCCGTATTCGGCGGGGCGCATCTGGTCGAACAACACGTTCGCCCGCGGCTACCTGGTCTTCCTCAACAGCCCCGGCGCCACGCTTCCCGGATTCTTCAGCCCGGTAGCGGCCTCGGGCGAATACACCGACGGGCTGAGCGCGCACCACAACAGCTTCACGCTCTATTCCCAGATGCCCTGGCCGCCCACGCCCTGGAACGGAACGTCGGGCGACCAGTTCTATGTCTCCGCCACGCCGCCCGTGGACCTCGCGGATGGCGCGACGGACGTCTTCTCCTTCGTGCCGAGCCCGGAGAGCGCCGTATGAGGCCCTTCGATCCGGAGCTCGTCGCGGAATGGCGCGAGGACGTCGTGCGCGAGGCGCGCTCCTGGGTCGGCACGTCCTATCACACGAAGGGCTTCGTGAAGGGCGCGGGCGCCGACTGCTTCACTTTCATGGCCTCGGTGTTCATCGAGCAGGGGCTCTTTTCATTCGAGGATCTCGACCTGCCGCCCTACCACGAGGACTGGTGGGCCAACGTCGCCGAGGACGAATACCGCAAGCTGCTGCTGCGCCGCGCGAACAAGATGTACGATGCGGTCACGTACCCCTCCACGAACGTGCTGCCGGGAAACATCATCACGCAGAAGCGCCCGGACGGAAAGGTGAACTGGCACGGCGCGATCGTGACGTCGTGGCCGCTCGCCGTGCACGCGATCGCGCCCGCGATCGAGGAAGTGGACGTGTCGCGCGATCCCTTCTGGGCGTTTAAGCAAATCGAGATCTTCGATCCCTGGGAGAGGCTGAAAAATGATCGGCGGTAAGGGCCTGAACCAGCAGAAGCCCACGGCGCTCGGATCGATGCTGCAGGCCTCGACCTACGGATTGACGATTCCGGAGATCTTCGGGCTCACGAAGTCGCCGCTGCTCGCGATCTGGGCGGCGAACCTTCGCGCGGGAGGGGGCAGCTCGAAAAAATTCAAGCAGAAGAAAAAAGGCCAGCCCGCCTACGTCGAAAACATCGACTTCCTGCTGGGCCAGAACCCCATCGCCGGCGTCTTCCAGGCCTGGCAAAACACCACGAAGTATCCGCTGAATTTCGTCAGCCTCACGGGCCTCACCCCGAACCGCACCTACACGATCACCGATCCGTATTTCTATGCCGTCGTCGCCGTCACCTGGGTTTCAAGCTACAGCGCCACGTTCGACGATTTCGGCGCCCAGGGCCCGCAAACCGTTTCGGGAAGCTTCGAGATCCCGCTGTGGAACGAAGCGCACAACGGCCCCGACCCCACGAATTCGAGCGGCTACCGCTTCTATCCGTACGTCTACAAGTGGGCGATCGCGGATGACAACGTGGTCACCTTCCCGGTGTCCGGCCTGGGCGACGTTCCCCCGGGCGTGACTTCCGCGAACATCTACTACGCCCAGCTTTCCGCGGCGATCAAACACTGGACGCCCCTCGCCATGCTGCGCCTCACGTTCGAGCCCGTTCTCGCCGACGGCCCGGAGTACGCGGGAAACCTCCAAGGCACGAGCACGCCTCTCTCCTCGCAGCAGCAGCTCAAGCCCTGGTGCGCCGGCGTCGGCTCGCCGAATTTCGATCTCGGCTCGGGCGGCATGATTCCCGATACGCGCGTCGAGGTGATGGGCGCGCACTCGATCTACTCCACGGGCGACGCCGATTTCGCCGACATGATCGAGGACATCGTGAAAAGCGGCGTGTCCGAGGCGGGCATCAACGCGGCCGATGGCGCGCCGGGCCAGCAGGGCGTTTCGCCGGTGCAGCACGGGGCCGGCCTCTTCGACTATCCCGGCTGCGTGCAGAAAAAGTTCCTGACGTACGAGACGGATCTGGCGAATCCGACCGAGCGGGCCTTCTCGCTTCCCAACACCAAGGGAAACATCCTGCTGTGCTGGTGGAGCGGGGGCACCACCGGCACGATCACCGGAGTGACGTCCGATTCCGGCGAAACCTGGCACAACATCGACGTCGGCGGAGCGGGCCCGGGCGGAGCGGGCTGGGTATTCGCCTACGCGATTTCCAATGGCTATGGCGCGGGCAACCGCGTTTATCCGCAGATGGGGGGCGATTACGGCTCGTCGAACGTCTTCCTGATCGCCGAGCTTGCCGGCGTGGACTCCTTCGACTCGGCCGCCGCCGCGAACCTTTCCGGCGTGCACTCGACCGCGGGCGTGGCGCTCACCACCGGCAATGCGCGGGGATTCCCGGCCGTCGTTTTCGGGTTCATGGTGAATCCGGGGAACCTGAGTCCCGCGCTCGACCCGCGGTGGAACGTCTTCATGGTTCCGTGGTACATCGCGATGGGCCAATGGCGCACGCTCTGGGCTCCGGCAACCGTCTCGCTCAAGAACGTCTGGACCGGCCTCGGCGAGAGCCCGCGCGTGATCCTCGCTTCCTTCAAGGCCACCGTTCCGCCGGCTTATCCGCGCCCGGCGCTGAACATCATCGACGACGCGACCATGAACCTCGCGCGGCAGGCCGCGCGCGCCGGCGGCCTGTGGGGATCGCTCACGATGGATTCGCAGAAGGAGTGCTCCGCCTGGCTGAAGGATCTTTACTCCTCGATGAACGCGGCTCCCGTCTATCTGGGAGACAAGCTCCAGTCGATTCCCTATGCCGAGGCTTCGGCCGTCGGCAACGGCGCGATCTACATCTCCCCGACGGCTGCCGGGCCAGTGGCCAGTCTCTCGACGCAGGATGGAAGCATTCTGGGCGACGGCACGAATCCGCCCGTGAAGGTGTCGCGCAAGCCTCCGCCGGGCGAGAAGGGCATGGACCGCCCCAGTATCCTGCAGTACACCATTCCCAACCGCACGTCGGATTACAATCCGGTCACCGTGCTCGAGCCGGATGCCGCGGGCACCGCCATGTACGGCTCGCGCCTCGAGGCTCCCGAGGAACACGACGAAGTTCAGAGCGTGGCGGTGGCCCGCACGCTGCTCGCGATCCGCGTGCTGCGCCGGCAATACGTGGAGCCGGTCTCCTACGAGTGGTCCTCGCCCAGCGGCCAAAAGCTTTTGTCTCCCATGGACCTGATCACGCTCACCGATCCTTTGGCGCAGATCAATCAGGTTCCGGTGCGCATCACTTCGGCCGAGGAAGCCACGGACGATAAAGGCCGCGTGACGAAAATGAACTTCACCGCCGAGCCCTTCGTCTACGGCGCTTCGTCTCCGAACGTGCTGGCGGCCACGCCGCCCGCGCCCAACCAGCCGAACACGATGCAGGATCCCGGCCCGGTGAGTACGCCCATCATTTTCGAACCTGTGCCGCGGCTGGCGCAATCGCCCACGACTCCCGAACTGTGGATCGTGGTCAGCTCCTCGAGCGCGATCTACGGCGGATGCATCGTGCTGATCTCAACCGACGGCGGAAACAGCTACAACCCCGCGGGGCAGATTTCCGGCAACGGCATCACGGGAGTTTCCACGGCCGATTGGCCTGCGGCTTCGGATCCCGACAC